CCTTTGATGCCAAGTACTTTATAACCAGCCATTGCTTCATAAACTGAATTATTTACATTTAGTGAATAATTACCAGCAATTTTAAAATCAACTTGCCCATCCGATGTAAGAGTTACACCATCTTTATGATATAGACTTGTTTTTCCTTGAACAGTCTGTTTCCATCCACCATCACTTTCTAGTTCAACATATGTACCTTTAGTATGTCCAACTTTTAAACTTTCTTTACCTGGTGCATCATTAATATGAAATTCATGACCACCCCTTGTCATTGTAGCTTGATTATAAGGATAATCAGTATCAAATTTTGATTCAGGGTGTCTTCTATTTTCTGGATCATCCGACATATTAAGTCACTCCAACAAATAGAAGCTGTGATCTTCTAGACATCATAGCTTGTTTCTGCATAAAATCTCTACCTAATGAATTAAAAGCACCCTTATCGCCAACTATAGATACAGATACTTTAGGATTTAATACAGATGATACGCCTTGTACTAATAAAGGAATCAAACTAGCAGCCATACTAATAAGTGAACCAATACTATAACCATTTCCCATTGCTTTGGCAGCGCCAAATGCTTTTGCAAAATTCATTGATCCTTGAATTGCACTAACCAAACCAGGTCCAGAAATAGAACCTTTTACAAATTCAGAACCAAGTGAAGTTACTAATGCTTGTTGTGTTGCATATTGAGTATGTTGTTGTGCAGAACCAAAATTAGGTTGACCATTTCTAAGAGTATAGATAGGGTTACCAATATTCATTGGATCAACCCAACGTATGTAACCAGGATATGGATCATTATTGTAAGAATAATATTCTTGTATATAACCAATAGGAGGTTCTACTTGAACACCACCAAGAGGTGAGAATGAAACTACAGGTACTCTAGCTAATGGAATATTTAATATACCTGTAATATCACGATCTAATGAAGATGATTTAACATAATTCAATGCGCCTCTAGTATAACCTGTGATGCCATTGATACTACTCACAGCTTGTGCTAGAGCTAAATCAGCTGATGCAGCAGTACCATTATTTAATACACTAATACCACAAATTTGTGTTCTTGCTAATGCATCTATTAGTTTTCTAACACTATTAATAGCATAAGCAGCTTCATTCAATGCTGCTAATATTTTTTGAATACCAAGTTTTCTTGCTAATTCTAGAATTGCATTTCTGATGGCATTAGCAACTATACCAACAATGCCACTAATTAGACTTGTTAAGTCTAATTGAATATTAATCTGTAATGCATTAAACGGTAAGCAAGGAAGAACAGAAATTTTACCTTGTGGATCTACTTTTCTAAAAATTTGTAAAACATCTTCTTCTGTGCCTTTTTCAGCAGAAGCAATAGTAGGTACATCAGCATAATACATACCTTCTTCTACTTGTTTAGTCATTACAATGCCATCATCAACTTTAACACTATCAACTAGACCCTGTTCTTGTCCGCCATCAATTTGATCTATAGAAATTCTGTTAGGATTTAATACACTATAAGGATTAGAAACTGATTGTTGAGATGCTGCAGGAATACTGCCTACAGTAATATCAATTTCTGGTGCACCACCTGAAGTACTTCCAGATTTTGCATCGCCTGCTTTACCAATCGTGCCTTGAATAATTGGATATTGATAATCATGATCGGCCCACATACCAACCACACGTGATCCTACTACAAGACCAACCGGCGCAGTACCTATTCTACCAAGTGCCGCAGATGTAGCAGACTGCATGACCTGAGCCCATGGTAGATGTTGATCAGGGATATTAATTTTATCATCATGCCGACCAAAAACACGAACTTGAACTCTACCAGAACGATGTGGGTCCATTACATTAGTAACAATTCCAACCCACCAACCAACTGGTTGACCTAATGATCTGCTTTCACTCATATTTAATTAATCCCCTTGTTCGCCATATGCGCCTTTAATACATTCAATTACACATGTATATCTTGGTCTCTCACCAAATTCACCAATTTTATGATGTATCCTTGAAATTAAAAAATTACCTGTCATTAATGGATCTTCGCCTTGTGTTCCTGTTAAACCCTTTTTGTTTGGAATAGTACATTCAATTATTTGACCGGCAGATAATAATGTATCGCCTGGTACTCTAATTTTCATTGCATTTTGCATTAATGCAGCCAAATAAACTTGCATATTAGCAGTGTGTTCAGGTATATTGGTGACCGGTCTTTGCGAAATATCTATAGGTATCATTGTTTGTGGCGGTATTTTTGTATTATTATAATATTTATTTTTGAACCCTTCAGTGATATTTGAAATATCACCACCTAATTCACCTACTGGTGCTTCAATATCTTTTGATTCAAAATTCCATGTGGTGAAATTAAAAGTTGTAACTCTTCTTGGTCCACCATATTGAATATTTTCGATTGATTTAAACTGTGTAGGAATTTTATAAGAAAGAATATTATCATCTTCTCTGGCTGTAAAATCAATATTCAATGCTGATTGTTTAAAACTTTTAATTGGATCTTTTTTAAATAAATTTTCTATTGTAACAAAATTATAAGTTTGTTGCTCATTCTCTCTATTTTCAAAAAAAACATAAAGTGATGAATCATTTTCAGCAGAGACTGATCTTTTTCTAACCATCTCAATTGCTCTAAATGGGTTCATGTGTGGAACAACTATGTTTTGTGGTGTTTTAGTTTTTTCAACAGTAATAGGCTTTTGACTTTTTAAATATTCTGTATGTATATCTTCAATCATGTCAGAACAAAGCTGCTGATTATAGCTTTTTTGCACATAATTTGTTTTGGCATACATTGCTTCTTCAGAAACACATTTAAGTTTATACTTCTTACCTTTCTGTGCTCCAGTCATTTCAAGTTCACCAAGTTCATATAAAGCAAAACGAAAATTACCAACAACAGTACCAGGTATACTTATTGTAAATAACACCACCTCATCGCCCAATAATTGTATTTTACCTAAGTAATCTTGTGTGTCAAATACTTCAATATCACACACTGTTCCTGGTGTAAAAATGCTTTCATATATTGAAGCACTTATAAAAATATTAGAAATATCTAATATTGCTCTTTCTGAAACAATCGCCATTGTTTCAATTGTAAAATCACCAGATTGATAGTTAAGCGACATATTATTTTAATAACCTTTTTAATTCTTTAGATATTCTAGTACTATAAGATTTTTCTAAAATTTTTATTGACATATTATTAACATTTATTTCATTTTCATGTTCATAATAAGTAACCGGGCTCCAATAGCTAGATTCAATTGCACTTATATTATTTGCTATAGAAGTTGCTGTTGTAAAAGCTGTGTTTGTTTTGCTTTCAGTACCATACAAATAACTATTAGCAGTAATAGTACCTGAAGTAGTTACGCCACTTAAATGTTGTAATATTACAACTGATGCATTGGAAAATTTTATTTGGCCTTGACCGAGATTATTAGTATCAAATACTACATTAACAATTTCATCGGTTGTAAACAGTGATCCATTTGCAATATTGTATTTGGATACAGCATTTGTGTTATGTTTCCAATCTATACGTCTTCTTTTGTATGAATATACCGTAGAACTTTTTAATTCATCTAAGTAGACTGGTTCATAATACTGTTTAAGATTCTCATTTAAATTGTTATAAGAAGAAACTGATATCTGTTGTTGATTATTATACCAATTATTTCTATAATATTTAATTTTAGATACGGCATTTTCAAGTGTGCCGTATTTTTTTACTATAAAATTTTTAAAAGTATCTTGATCCAAATTCCAATCATAGTAAGGGTCAATAATACCATTAGTAAGATATAAGATCCAAGACATGTATTGATCGTCATAATAATTGAATGCTAAATTATCTGCACGTTCATATGGTCTGATATTATCAAGATAGTATAGATTTGGATTATTGTAAGCATTACTTAAAACTTTAACACGTTGCGTGATATCAATAGCAACGGTATTTGAATACTGTATTAATTTAAATTTTTCAAAATATTTTTCTGGCATTTTTAAATACTATTATGGTTGTTCAAAAGGAACAGGAATATTTTTTCCTGCTTGATAATCATATTTTGTAAGATATTCAATTTCTTGTAATTGCATTGAAATCTGAACTGCTGTTGGTGCGGCTTTAGGACCAGAATAAAATGATGGTGCACCGCTTGGTGCATAATTTGCTGTAAATGACTTAACCACACAAGGTTTAAATTTGTATGTGTATTCATCATTTGGATGTAATTTAACAAGAAGCATTTCTGGATATTCAAATAAAACACCTGATGTATTAGTTATTGCTGGTAATATATGATATTTGATTGAATCAGTTATACGCTTTATTACTTCAGATTCAGCTTCATTTTTTGGATATAATTTCCAGGTAAATGTATGTGATCTAAATTCTGGATTTTTAAAAACAGATGTAAAAAAAGGATTAACTGCTACACCAGATATAGCACTGGCAGCATTAATTAAAGGTTTACCACCTGCTGCTTGTGCTACAGCTTGAGCTGCAGCAGTTGAAGCACCAAATACAAGTTTACTAAGTGCTGTTCCAGGGTAATCATTTGTTTGTGATGCTTCAACAGCTGAACCTAATAAAGGCCCTAATGATTCATTAGCATAATTTAAACTTGTAGTTTCATTTAAATTATCAGGTATTGGTAAAAGTATATTCCCTTGGTCAACAACAAATTTTTGTTCATCTATAGATCTTTTTACATATTTAACAAATCTTAAAGACATAAAATATTTACCGCCTTCACCTACTGTTAGATCAAGAGGGAATTGAAGTGGTTCTTGAAATTCTTCTGATAATCTTGATGATTCATAATTAGCGGCAATTGCAAGAACACCAGCGCTACCGACTACTCTAAGAAGGAAACGAGCTGCTCCTGGGTTTCTTGCAATAGCGCCACGTAACTGTGCTGCAATATTAGGAAATCTTCCAGCCGGCATATTTAAATCCCTATAAATAAATTTTATTATATTTATATGAGTGATAAATGGCTTATAAACAAGGGATTTTCAAACCACAGAATCCACATAAGTATAAAGGCGATCCAACACAAATAATTTACAGATCAGGATGGGAGTTACGTTGTATGTCCTATTTTGATTTACACCCTGATGTTATTTGGTGGTCTTCCGAGGAAAAAGTAATTCCATATAGATCGCCTGTTGATGGTAGAATGCACCGTTACTTTGTAGATTTTTTAATAAATATAAAGAATAGAAACGGTAAAATTGAGACTGTAATGATAGAAGTAAAACCAAAAGCACAGACTCAAGAACCAAAAAAACAAAAAAAGATAACAAAGAGATATATCAACGAAGTGTTTACTTATGGTGTTAATCAGGCTAAATGGAAAGCAGCAGAAGAATACTGTGCAGATCGTGGATGGAAATTTATGATTATGACAGAAGATGAAATCTTTGGTAAAAAAGCATGACGTCATATATCTTTCAAAGACTAGCACAACGTGGTAAACTAGAAGGGGTTGATACAACAATCCGTCAACGTGATGCAAGAACTTGGTTTCGTAATGCTGCACAAGAAGTTTCTAGTGTCAATTCAAATTTAATGATGCGAGACAAGAAAAATTCAGTTACTTCAATAGATGAAAAGTCTATTGGATCTATGTTTATGTTTTTTTATGATCCAAAACTAAAAGATAAACTACCATTCTATGATATCTTTCCTCTAGTAATTCCCATTGGAATGAAAAATGATGGCTTTCTTGGTCTAAATCTTCATTATCTACCACCATATTTAAGAGCAGTTTTGATGGATAAGTTGTATCAAACTGTAAATAATAAACGATATGATGCTACTACTCAATTGAAAGTGTCATATGATTTATTAAACGGATATAGTAAATTTAGATACTTCAAACCATGTATAAAAAGATACTTATTTAGTCATGTTGGTTCTTCATTTCTAAAAATAGAACCAGTTTATTGGGATGCCGCTCTCATGCTTCCAACTGAGAGATTTAAAAATAAATCAAAAGAACTAGTCTGGAAGAATAGCAGGGAGATGGTTGACTAATGCCTTTTAATATATCAAACTTTTCAAGTATAATAAATAAAACTGGTATTCTTAAAAACAATAAATTTGATGTTCAGATAGTATACCCGGACATACTTAAAGACAACAATAATTTATTTCAAGAACTTATGTTTAGAGCTCAATCTGTAATAGTTCCAGGTGTTTCAATTGAAACACAACCAATAAATCGTTATGGTATAGGTGTAAAAGAAAAATTTGCAAACCGAGCTTATTATGAAGATGCAATTTCAATAACTTTTATTGAAAGAAATGACAGTTCAATAAGAGATTTAATGACAAAATGGATAAACTTAATAGTAAATTTTCATAATGTAAGATCTTTTTCTGAAGCCCCAACTTATTTAACTAGATATAAAAATACTTATATAGCAGAAATGATAATTAACCATTATAGTGATAATGAGGATAAAATATCAAATGTTTATCATATACACGAGGTATTTCCTATATCATTAAGCCCTATCCCTCTTGGATGGAGCGAAAATAATGATGCAACAAGAGTTCAAGTTGAATTTGCATTTACAGAATGGTATAGTTTAAACTTACAAAAAGCAAACTTACAGAATGCTATTACTGTAACACCACCACAGGCGGGCACTGTAACACCACCACAGGTGGGTACTGTTCAGAATGAATAATATTCATATCTTATAACGTTTAAAATAATAAATCATTTAAAACTGAAAATTATTAGGAATTTTAGATTATGCTACCTAAAATACAACATCCGATCTTTGAATTTACAGTACCATCTATCAAGATTGTAACAAAATTTAGACCATTCTTGGTAAAAGAAGAAAAAATACTACTCATGGCAAAAAGCTCTGAGGATCGTGCTGACATCCTCAGAGCCATAAAGCAAGTTGTCAATAACTGTGCTATTGATAATTTTGATGTAGATAAATTGACTCTATTTGATCTTGAATATCTTTTTCTAAAGTTAAGATCTATTTCAGTTGATAATACCGTAAAAGTCTCATATAGAGATAATGATGATCAAAAAGTTTATGATTTTGTAATTGATCTATCAAGTATAGAAGTAAAATTCCCAGAGAATGTAGAATCAATTATAAAAATTAGTGATGATATGGGTATTGTAATGAGATATCCATCAGCATCAATCTTTGATGATCGTACATATTTTCGTGCAGGAGATGATGCTTACTATGAACTAGTACTTCGTTGTATTGATAAGATCTATGATTCAGATAATGTATATCAAGCAACTGATTACAGTAAGGAAGATCTAGAAAAATTCCTTGATGATTGTGGTATTGCTGTATTCAATGAAATTCAAAAGTTTATGACTAATGTACCTAAACTTTATTATAAACTTGAATATAAAAATTCCAATGGAAAGGATAGAGTCATTGAACTGACAAGCCTAACCGATTTTTTTACATTGGGCTGAATCACAACACATTAGAGAATTATTATATCTCTATGTTTGCAATGATTCAGCATCATAAATACTCAGTTGCAGATATTGAAAATTTAATACCATTCGAGCGTGATATGTTTGTTGAAATGTTGCTGCAATTCCTTAAAGAGTTAGAGGAGCAACGGAACAGACATGCCAGCTAGACCTACAGACGATGATAATGGACCAGACCCATTACCAGATACCAATGATCAGAGGACTAATATATCATCCTCTCTTCCTCAATCTAATTATACCAATACTTCAAGTAATAGTCAACAAAAAACTGTTACTTCTGCTGAAATAGATAAATTAAATGCAGAGTATAATATAAAGAAACAAGAAGAATCATGGGTGAGAACCTATTGGAGACCAGCTATGGGTTGGCTCTATATGGTTATCTGTGCTTTTGATTTCATTATATTTCCATTAATTACAATGTTTTTACCAGTATTAGGTAAAGCATTTGGTTTTAATATGACTTATACTGCTTGGGTTAGTTTAACATTAAGTAATGGTGGTCTTATCCATATGGCATTTGGTGCTATTCTTGGTGTTGCCGCTTGGTCTCGTGGGCAAGAAAAAATACAAGGTATGAGTTCTAGATAATGTTAGAAGGACAAGTTGGCGACATTGATAAGTTAAGTCTAGCGGAGTATATGGCTTCTCAAGTCGCCAATTCAATTGTTGATAAAGATGCAGAAAGAATTGCAGAATCAAATATGATGACTGCTTTTCTATCAAAGAAAGTATTTTCAGAAATAGAATTAATAAGTCAAAATTTAGTTTTTGATGTAGATGAACTAGATTTTACATTATCTGATTTACTTGGAAATATTAAAAGATCTAATATACAATCTGCTGGTGGTTTAACTAGTAATATTTCAAGTCCAGCTATTCAATCATCAGATTCAAATGCCGCATCTGCTGCAACATCAGCGCCTCAAATGCCAGCAATGCCTTCTGGTTTTGGTGCTTTACAATCAGCAGTTCAAACATTATCTTCAGGTGGATCAGGAAGAACAGCCAGCGGCGGACAACAAGATAATTTTTCAGGTCAGGCAACCGGCGGCATTAGTCAACCCGGCGGTGGATATATTGTCAGATCAACAGCACCACAAATGCCAAGCGCTACACCAGTAGCAGCATCAGGAATGACTTCTGGTGGTCAAATGAATCCTCAACAAAATACGGGTTTGGGTGGTGGTGAAGTACAAATGCCGTCTGGTGACGATGCATCTGTTATGGCGATGATTAAGAAACACGAAGATGTTAGATATACACCATATAAAGATTCTGTTGGGTTATGGACTGTAGGTGTTGGTCATATGATAGGACCAACATTACCACCAGAATGGAATAAAAAATTCTCGCCACAAGAAATAGATCAATTATTTGCTAAAGACTTTGCAGAACATAAAGCAGCGGCACAGCGTATACCAGGTTTTGAAAAATTAAATTCTAGTGGTCAAGCTGCGGTTATTGATTTAACTTTTAATATGGGTCCTGCTTGGTATAGAAAATTTCCTGCCGCATCTGCTGCTTTAGCTAAAGGTGACGTGCAAACATTTGCGAATGAAATGCAAAATAGTGCATGGTTTAAACAAGTAGGTAATCGTGGTCCTACAATTGTAGGAATGATTCGTGGTGGCGGTGGAGATACATCTCAACAAGCACAACAAGTTCCTGGTACTCCTGGCACAGGTCCACAACTATCACAAGCTGGTGCAACAACTGAAGCAGCAGATCAAGCACAAATGCGTGGTGTTGGACAACAAATTAGTTCATTGGCAGGACCAACACCAGGACCAATACAACAGCCAACTGCTCCATCTTCAGCACCACAAGTTGGTGAAGTACCTATTAATATCAGACTTCAAAATTTACAGGCATAAACAATGGTTCTTCCGATAGTAAAAAAAGAAGATAAAGCATCAACAAAAAATGCAGCAAGATCAGATTTATCTTTTGCTGCACCAATTTTGAATAAACTTCTTGATACTATGAGTGGTAGAGATCAAAAAGAAAAAAGATTTTTATCAGAATATGCTAATATAAAATCAACTGAATACAGATCGATTCAAAATAATAATATTAATATGACTAATATTTTGAATAGCCAATCTGAAACAAGTAAACTTCTTGGTTCTATAAAAAATAATATTACACAGAATGATGCTAGCGTTACAGCATCACCTATTCAAATTTCAAGTATAACTAAACAAGAACCACAAGAAATATCAGAACAAAAATCAAAACCCATATCTGCTTCATCTATTTCAGCAAGTTCCATTTTAGAAAAAGACATACCAAAATTTGTAATTGATTCAATAAAAAAAATAGACAATTATATATCTACCCAACAAAGCGGTTTGAAATTTTCTCAATTAAAAACAATAAATGAGGAAACAAGCAAAGCTCTTGAGAAATCAGCAAGTTTATTATCAGATATAGAACAAAATATAAAAAGACATAATGAATTATTAAAAAATATTAATGATCATTTGGAAAATCAAGCACAACAAGAAGATAATACTGATAATTCTCCAGATATTGATTTAGAAAGAAGACGCAGTAATAATAGACCACAAAGAAGAGGCAGTGTTCCAGAAGTAAGACAAACACCTAGACCTGCAGCAACACCAGAGACACCTAGAGCAACTAATAGACCTGCAAGAAGTCGTGGTTTAACATCATCTAGATTTGCAGCTGCTGGATTGGGTGTTGTATTTACTGCAATTGAAGGTTTGCAATTAATATCAGAACTTGATCAAATTGAATATGAATATTCTATAAATGAAATAGATTCAAATACATATAAACAAAGATATGGTGCTGCTTTTGGATCTTTCTTTGGATCAGCAGCAGGAGCAGCAGCATTAGGTACTGTAGGCGCTGCACTTGGGGCACCAATTGCAGGCGTTGGCGCACTTGTTTTCGGTATTATAGGCGGTGTTGCTGGTGCATTTGCTGGTAGTGAAGTAGGTTCATGGATGGGTGCAACAATAGCTGCGGCACTTATGGGTGAAAGTCCTCCAAGACCGCCAAATCCAAGAGATATGACTGTAAAAGATCAGGAAGATATACAAAAATTACTAAAAGATAATAATTTTAGACAATCATTAGATCCAAAAATTATAGAAATTCTTGAAATTATTTCTGATAAAGATCAAATTGATTTAACAAATAGAACACAAGCACGTGGCGCTAAAAATATATTAAATGATTTAATAAGAGAAAATGAAGAAGCATTTAAAAAAGCACGTGAAAGAAGAGGACAAACTTCAACACCAGATGCAAGTCAAGTACCTGCAACACCTGCTAGTGCTAATGTAACTCCAGATGCAACACCTGCTAGTGCTAATGTAACTCCAGTACCACAAGCAACACCTGCTAGTGCTAATGTAACTCCAGTACCACAAGCAACACCTGCTAGTGCTAATGTACATGTAACACCTGCTAGTGCTAATGTACCTGTAACACCTGCTAGTGCTAATATTGTACCAACACCACAAGTACCTGCTAGTGCTAATGTACATGTAACACCTGCTAGTGCTAATGTACCTGTAACACCAGATGCAATACCTGCTAGTGCTAATGTACATGTAACACCTGCTAGTGCTAATATTGTACCTGCAACACCAGATGCAATACCTGCTAGTGCTAATGTGCCTGCAACACCAGATGCAATACCTGCTAGTGCTAATGTACCTGTAACACCTGCTAGTGCTAATGTACCTGTAACACCAGATGCAATACCTGCTAGTGCTAATGTACCTGTAACACCTGCTAGTGCTAATGTAACTCCAGATGCAACACCTGCTAGTGCTAATGTAACTCCAGTGCCTCAGGTAAATACAACATCAGTATCAGCAACACCACAAGCAACACCTGCTAGTATCACTTCAACACCAGCACCAGCACCAGCAGCAGCACCAGTAGCAGTATCAGAACGACGTGGGTCAGAACAACAAGATTCTATGAATGATCTTGAAAAGTTATTAGCCAATCCTGTCACACCACCTCAAGCACCAGCAACACCACAAGCAACACCTGCTAGTATCACTTCAACACCAGATGCAATACCTGCTAGTGCTAATGTAACACCAGTGCCTCAGGTAAATACAACATCAGTATCAGCAACACCAGATGCAATACCTGCTAGTGCTAATGTACCTGCAACACCAGATGCAATACCTGCTAGTGCTAATGTAACACCAGTGCCTCAGGTACCTGTTACACCTGCTAATAATATTACACCAGTATCTTCAAATGTAATACCTCAACAAGATTATAGTAGTTTTGTAAGTGCTTCTAGCACCGCTATGAATGTTATTCAATTTTTACAACAAAATCAAACAGCATCTGTATCTACTCCATCACCTGCAAGACCATCAGTATCATCAATAATATCACAACCAGCATCACAGCAAACAGCAAGCCAAATAATAACGCCATCTGATTCAAATACTATTGAGGAAAAGATTAAAAAGACATTATCTGAATATAATGATTTATTAATAAAACTTGATGAAAATGATAAACTTTCAGATAAAATTGCATCTAAAAAAATTACAACAGAAAAACAAATTTCTTTTGAAAAAAGAAGACCAGCTGATACACAAACATTGGGTATACTTGCTAAATTAGAATCAGATTTAAAATATTATGAAACAATAGATCAAAAAAGAAAAATTTTACAAAAAAATATAATTGAAGAATATTCATCTGCAAGAGATGAATATTCTAATGTTCGTCGTATTTTAAACAATGCTCGTGGTGTTTCTACAAATGATATTCAAAAACAAGCAGAAGAAGTTTTTAGTAAAAGAAATCAAACTGATGAAACTAAATTAAAAGAATTTAATAAACAATATAGCGATTTAGAAAAAGAATTAGAAAAAGAACCCCCTAAAGATTTTGCAATTGTTGATACAACTGGAAAGAATGCTGGTATTACACCAATACCTTCAATTACAGAAACACCACAAGCAACACCTGCTAGTGCTAATATTGTACCAACACCACAAATACCTGCTAGTACTAATGTAACTCCAGTGCCTCAGGTAAATACAACATCAGTATCAGCAACACCACAAGCAACACCTGCTAGTGCTAATATTGTACCAACACCACAAATACCTGCTAGTGCTAATGTAACTCCAGTGCCTCAGGTAAATACAACATCAGTATCAGCAACACCACAAGCAACACCTGCTAGTGCTAATATTATAACTGATAATAAAGAACAACTATACGGACAATTACTACAAAAATATAAAACTGAAGAATTAGCTTTATTAAATCCAGGTTCTGGTGGTTCTGCACAATCTGAAGCTATAGCTAATGCAGAAAGAAGAGCTAGTAAAGAATCTATATATATTCCACCAAAACAAGCAGTTGCTCCTGCAACACCAGATGCAGAAGTGCAAAAAAGAGATGAATTAGTAAGTAAATCTATATCGGGTGCATTTGAAAGAAAATCTAATAAACCTAGAGTTGATCAATTTTCTCCTGAATTTACTAAAAAAGTTGATGAAATCTATCAACAAAAGCTAAAAGAAGAAGAAGAAGCATTAAGTCGTAAATTATTACCTGCGGAAAAAGCAGAATTAAGAAATCAAATAATAGATGAAGAATTATTAAGTTCTCCTTCGGTTGCAAACTCTAATCCAGTTGTAACACCACAACAGTCGGAAACACCTGTAAGTGATGCTGAACCAGTAGATAAAGATTTATTAAGTCCTGTATCACAAACTTATATGGATGATACAACAGATACTGGTTGGCAAGAAGCAGAATCTACCGATACTGGTTGGCAAGAAGCAGGGTCAGAACCAACTTCCAGACCAATGGCTAGACCTAAAAGAACAAGAAGACGATCTTCTGGGGATACATCAGACAGTTTAACCATTACTGCTAGAGATATTGTTTTTAAATCTGATAAGATGGAAGCACCTTTCTTGGATGCTATCAAGGAAGAATTATCAGATTTTATGAATACAATTATGAATGTATCTGGTCAAGGTGCGGCAGTAACACCAAATCTAGCTGGTGGTAGTATGAGTTCTTCTGGCGGATTAGCATCACCAGTTTCATTTGCTAACGTTAGTGGTGGTATGAGACCACCAACAATGCCTTCATTTGGTTCTGGCTCTGATACTTCTACACAACAGGGGCAAGATCAATCACAATCTCAAGGTGGTACATCTGAAAAACCAGAAAATGTAACAATTGATTCTGGTGTAGATATTTCAAAAGTAGATAAAGATTTATTAGGTGGTTTTTATGCTGCGGCTAAAGAATATGGTAAACCTGTAAAAATTAATTCAGGTTTTCGTAGTGATGAAAAACAAGCCGAACTTTGGGTTAGAGGAAGAATATTTAAAGAACCTGGCATTTATATGCCAGCAAAGCCAGACAAAGATACAACTATAAATTATAAAGGTCAAACATTTAATGTACCCGGTGGTAGAACAAAATCATCACATGGGGGATCATCTTCTTCTGCAAGGGCACTAGATGTTACTAGAAATGCTTTAGAGGAAATGGATTCAATGGGATTATTAAGGAAATATGGTCTACATAGACCATTTCCTAATGATCCTGTTCACGTAGAAAGAATAGGTGGCCGATCTGCACCGCCCGATACAAGTACCGATGGTGCACAACAAGCATCTCAAGTATCTGCAACACCAATGACAGCAACTGCATCAGGCGGTGAATCAACAGATGGTGGTGGTGAAACAGCAACACCGGTTGCAAGTACTACATCAGGTGGTGGTGAAATGACTCCTGGTGGTGGAGATCAACCAGCATCAATGACACCATCAGCACCAAGCTCTGGACCTACTGTAGCAACAGCATCAGTTGATAATGAAGTGGCTAAACGAACTCCTATGACACCATCTGCACCAACACCTGATGTACCAAGCTCTGGGACTTCATCTCCTGGTGTTGGAGATACTTCTTATCCTATTAGTATGGGTAATCCAGGTAATGTTGAACCACCAGATGCTGCTCAACGATATGCATTACTATTTGATATGGCAGCATAAAAAAAGGGAACCAAATGGTTCCCTTTTTAGTTTATTAGTCTTTTGCTAGTTTCTTAAAAAACTCAATATCCTCATCATCGTCATCCGATGTTGTAGATTTAGTTTCAGCAGTCTTTGTAGCTTTTGGTTCTGCCCAAGGTAGTTGATCCTCTGTAGGATCATTCTGACGTGCAGCAGCTTGAACACGAGAAGAAGCAGGACTCTTATCAAGACCAAGAACAGCAGCTAGTCGCTTAGATAGTTCTTCATAACTCTTAAAGTTAGAAGAATCAAGGAAAGCCTTGAGTGAATGTTGTTGTTTCCAAACAGACTCTAGTTCTGAATCATCATCAAATAGAGGACCAGAAGTTGCAAATTCAGATTTATCGTAGTTACGATAACCTTCAACATTACGAATCTTAAGCTTGAAGTTAGCACCAGCCCAGAAGTCAAATGGGTTTAGAGCATCTTCATCAGCAAATTGAGGATTCATAGCCTCATTTAGCTTATCAAAGATCTTCTTACCAAACTTGAATAGGAATACCTTACCGTTGTTCTCAGGATTATTTTGATCCTGAATAACATAGATATTAGAGATAAATGTTAGCTTACGCTTCTGAGCACGAGCTTGTTTGCGAGCAGGAGATTCATCATCGGTAGTAGAATTCCATAGTTTGGAATTAAGTTCACCAACTGGATCAGTTTGACCGATTGTTGTAAGTGAATTCTCAATATACCATAGACCTGTAGGTCCCTTGAAACCATGTTCAAAGACTCGAACAAATGGTACATCTTCATTTGGTGGTGGGGGAAGGAACCGAATAACAGCATAACCATTACCAGCCTTATCTGTCTGAGGATACCACATACGGGCATCACCCTTAGATTCTGTATTATTGAGCTTGGATAGCTCTTGTGTAAGTTTTTCTAGAGAAGACTTACCAGAATTCTTTTTTAGTGCGGAAAAATCCATTTTAATAATCCTTGTATATTTGTATATATAATATGTTTGTATATTTGTATGTGAGGTTGTTTCCTCACTTATATTTATATATCAATCAAGAGAACTTGTCAATAAAGATTTTCTTGATCTTAGACTTATCATATTTTATGAATGGTAATGCTTTTCTAATGAGCATACCCATATCAGTCCATATGATATTGTCTTTAAGAACTTTATTCCAATATGGTAAACAACCTAAAATATCAACACAAATTAGAACTGTCTCTAGTGAGATTTTATTACCCAGATATAAAGCAATGATATGTGGAATTTGCCCATCAAGCACTTTAAAATTTGAGTCAAAATCATCATGCAAATGTGAAAGTTCATTACTGATGATATAACTTAATGATTGTTTTTTCTTGATCCAATCTTGATAATTGGATTCAGCCACATCAGAATAAGCAATATCTCTAACCCATGCTCTTGGATTCTTAATTAAATTAGAGATTATAAATTCATGTGGATCACGGTGTCGTGATATTTTTTCAAAAAAGAATTTATCTTTTCGTTTTTGAAATGAGTCTTGTTTAGCAGAGACTTTACCGTTATATTTAAAATAGTCGTAACTCTCAGTTGTAAAATGTCGTTTGAGAGCTAGATAGTCAACATAACATTCATATGGTGACATTAGATAGGTAGCTTGGCGGTGCGCTTTAGGATGTTGAGATTCTCTGCCTCGGATTGAATCTTGGATAGTAGAACTGCATTAGATTTAATTAGATTAGCAGCTAGATCCACTTCAATATCGTTTGATTCACACCAATGGACTACAGCATCAATGCATTCCATCTGCTTTTCAGTAATTAGATTTTCAATATCAGTTGCAAATGTTACTGTCTTGTCTAGAATCATTTTTGTATCTCCTCACAGCTTCTTCATGAATATCATCAAGTAATTTATTAATTTCAACCGGTGGAACATCTGTATATCTTAACATATTGACTCTAAATGCAGATCTTAGTATACCAAGTTCATATTCTTCTACTGTCATTGTTTGACTCTATTTGGAAACCAGCATGCTTTGGTTTTATCAATACAAAATTTAGCAATAAAAAACAATAAAACACATGCAAAAAATTGAAGCATGCCAGTCAATGGTTGTGACAGAATAACTGCTAAAGGTAGAATAAAATATAGACTAATGGTAAACCAAAAAGCACCAAGAGTAATATCTCTTTTCATATTAATGCCATAGACTTTCATAATACTTTGCAAATAGACGACGCCCATTTTCCATACGTGCACGATGGGCGGCAATTTTATCTTCCATACGAGTGTATGTATGATTAGGACCTTTAACCAGTTTAGAAAATGTAGTACCTTCTTCTTTTTCAAGGTTTAGATCAACTTCACCAGTTGAATATTGATCAATCCAATCATCATTCATTTTATGCTGTTCAAATGCCCAAATCATTTCATCCAGAACATAATCCCAACGAGCATCATGGATCTCATCGGTATCATATTCATGCACCTTTGGTTGTGCATTAGTGGACCTTAGATGTTCTGGCACATCCTCATCATCAACAAATGGAGAACCAATTTTAGTCTCTTTGAGTTTGACTAAAACAGGATGAATAATAAGAGATAATGTGTGATCAGCATTCCATACATCATGATTGTTAATATGTACTTTTATTTTACGATCACGTTTACTATAAACCCATTGACAAACTTTTAGAAGTAGAGAAGGTTTATCTTTTGGTCCTGATAGGAAATCACAAAAACGATGAACAATATCGTCATCAGTATCTTGATCCTGATCTTCTTTTTTCCAGAAGAATACTAGCTTGGCAATTTGATATGGCCCAAACCAATTAATATATGGTCCGATTGTTACCTTCACTTTTGATTTCCTTAATTGGCGCACTCTAGTGGATTCGAACCACTGACCTAGAGCCTATATTTAAAAAAATTGGCGACCCTGGAGAGGTTCGAACTCCCATACTCCAATTACAGCTTTAACGACCGCTTAGAAGGCGGGACTGATACAGGGTCATTATATGTATAGTATATACCTATTTAATCATACTATCAACAGATATTTATCGAACTCGGAATGTGCTACACCGAACTTTGAAGTTGTTAGGAGAGTTATAGATTGTGGCCTGTAAGAATGGACCGTGTAGAACATCCACAACCTCAAATACGTTAGCCTCTTCCTTAGAACCCCATGGTGTGGTAACCATCATCTTCTTGCCGATAGGTGCATCTAGTGGTTGCTTGAGTACTTTTTGTGTAGTATCACGCATCGTTATACTCCTTAGTTGATCCGTAGAAGGATGGTATTTTCATTGATACGGTCTTGAACAGCATCTAGTTTCTTATAGTCATTCAGTGCTTTAGCCAAAACTCTCTTACCACCGTTCAGTACCATGCCTAGGAATGTTTCTGACTTTTTAGAACCAATCCTGTATGTGGCGGTAGTTGACTCATTGTAGTTTTTGATAGTGGTTCCAGCTACATCTAGTCCGCCTCGATCAAGCGCCTGAAACACTGTAAAGGTATTATACCGTGTATTGTATGCCAACAATTCCTGAGAACCAAGAATCTTTTCTGGTACAACAGATGATAGTTTTAGATCCTTACATTCTTTCATGTACTTGAAGTTCTTAAGTTTCTTATCAGTAGAAATTGGTTTTGGCTTACGTTGAGCCTTCTGCTTCTTGGTATTACCTACATAACGCTCTACATCAGAAATGATTGAAGCATAGAATGTGGCTCGTTGCTTAATTTGATCCTTAGTCAGATGGCTATAACCTTCTTTCAGTGAAGGTGCGCAATCCTTCCTCAGCAGTTCATTAGCCTCGTCAGAGATTGGTTTAAAGTGCTCATTGAACCTAGAAGCAATCATAGGCGATACTTCATGCCTAGTTAGCCATTCATAGGTATCAATAGTCCAACCATCACGGTCAATCTGTTCATCAAACATACCAATGAAATTGGATGCTTTCTCACGAACTCGATCTTGGATAGAGATTACCTTTTCGTCTTTAACAATATGTGTGGTCTTAATCTCTTGATCATCTTCTTTCTTATCTGTAAGAAGAATCATCTCTTTGATCTTAAGATTCATATGGTCAATAGACCGTTGAGTCAGTTTAACACCACGAGAAAGCATCCTGGCAATCCAGCAAGGATGATCTACCAGTTTATTATCTGGTAGAGTTTTAATACGCTGTAGTTCGTCAAGTCGACCAGATGCTTTTAGAAATGACTCAATATAAGATCGAGCATCTGACTTAGTGCACATGTAGTTATACCAAGTCAGAGCCGAACTGTAGGCCTGATCGTTTACCAGAACATCTGGCTTGAAAGTCGGCTCTTCACCCATGTACTTGAGGTTGATAAGATACTGCTCGGACCTAGTAAGTTTAGGCTTAAGTTTCTTGGTAACCTTAAGAGACTTAGGTGTTGCAGCCGACTTAGCCATTGTATATTCCTATCAAGGATTGATGGTAAACATGGTAGTCACGTTAGAAGGTGTCTCTGTTAGGTAGGACGGGCTATTGTCAGTGCTAGACACAAAGTCGAGATGACCATCAGGAACATACCCTAGTGCGACTAGCATCTGTTCTACTTTCTCTAGGACAATATGATAGGTCTCTTCCTCACCTAGAGTAAAGTCATAGGAATAAGTTTCATTACGCTCTCCACCACGGCGAGTAAATGCTAGTGTCACATCAATTTTAGAAGCAGGTGTCATTATATAATGCCTTTCTGTTAAGTACGAATTTCAAGGTTAAGAAGCTCATTAGGATCATCCATTCCAAATGTCCAGGCATTAGCCTGAAGTGCAGTCTTCATATCGGGTGGTACTGGTAGAGCAAATTCACGACCAGTGCCACACTGTACACGAAGAAACTTCTCCCGACCGATATCGGGAATATCAACCTCAAGAAGAGTACCAATCATGGGATCCTCATCGGTGTCCACAGTCTTGGCATCTAGCTCTCGGATGATATTAACCCAGCCAAGGATTTCACAAGCAGCTCGACGCTGCTCTACATTCTCCCAGGTAAGAGCGGTCTTGGCAGACAGGTTAGCCTTATTTTCAATCCATTCACGAGGAATACGAACACCATGCCAAGCATACACTGCAAAGCCATCAGCATATAGAATGGCAGGACCATTCTCGCAATGGAGTCGGTTATCCTCATCCATCTTGATATGAAGTGGGCGATCCTGAATCACAGCCATAGTGTCATAACAAGACACCCAACCGCATTCAGTTGCAACTGCCATTAGACCATCAAGCTTACCCTCAAAATCAATACCACATACATTCTGCATATAGTCGTAGAAAGAAAGCCATGCTGCCTCATGGTTACCATAAACACAGCTATCAGTTACTGCGTGATCAGGACCAAGCAGTTCCTTGGCGTGACGAGGACCTCGAGCAAACACAATCTTATCGGGTGACTTAAGACCACCACAAGAATACAGTAGCTCTACTGCGGCTCGAGCACGGTCGGTGTCGATCAGATCGGTCTTAAGACCTATCTTGATCCACTTGTCACGATACACAGACATCTGGGCTTCCTGGTCAGGAGTCAGGCTAGTGATCTTCTTCATGATATAAGTTCCGTATCCCTATGATTGGTTAGTATGGTTAGTATACCATACCTATGGATTTAAGTCAACCCTAAACTTTAGGGTTAGTCTTGAGCTCGACGGAAACCCTCAGCCACATATTCACGCTGGCGACGAACACGATAGTTACCAGGAGGAACCAGCAGAGTCTCATGAGTATCATGACTACGAAGATGGTTGATTTCCGTAGGAGCCTCAACTGAGAGGAACATCTCGTAGAGATCAACATCCTTAACGCCTGCAGGCTTATAAGCGGTAACACGGTCAGCAACCATCACATGGTCATGACCAGTCTCCGAGTGAGCAACCACAATGTGGTTCTTGTTATTAGCAGGAAGCACCTCAACATTAGCGGGGATAGCATCCACACGCATGATAAGGAAGTCACCCTGGGCAGCCATCTTTGTGAAAGTCTTCATTTTACAGTTTCCTTGTTTTGATAAGTGGATTATATCAGGCAGCTTCGGCCATGTCAACCGCAATTTCAAGTGCTCGAGTCTTTAGCACCTTATTATTGCCATACCAAGCCGACTGGAGACGAGTATCTTGAGAGCGACCAGCCAGATGATCAGTGAAGTAAGTTGTAGCATTAAAGGCCTGCCAGAAAGTGCCGGAAGCAAAATTGGCACCAGGCTGAGTGTCAAGAACTGACATAGCAGTCTTAGCAGACTTAGACAGTTCCTTCTTAGCATCTGGTCCACCAGACACCGGGAAGACACGCTTGAAATATTCTACCAGAGACTCATTGGTATAGCGCTTAGTGCCAAGGAACTTAGCCATATCCTTGTACTTAGCTAGCTTTTCCTGAGCAACGCCCAGAGCAAGCTTGACAGAGTCACCATTGAATTCACGGCGATGACTAATCTTAACAAACAGCTCCACCTTTGTATTAAGAGACAAAGTCAGAGTGTTATTGCAGACTACACGAATCGGAGTAAACCGAACATCAGTAGAGTAGCCATATTTATGGTAGTTGGTGAAGTGCAGATAAGGTTCGACCACATCACCGCCAAAGAGTTCAAAGCCGTCCTTGATCTTAGCAAGAGCCCAGACAATCTGACCACCTGCCAGAGAACCAGCGGTCGACATTTCCATGTCACCCTCGGCAATGAAGTCGTTGAAGAACTCAAACGCTTCAGAGTTCTGAACCGGATTCCAATCGTTAGACACGATATCTAGAATCTTATGATCCATAGTCCGAACCAGAGCCGAATGCCCGACATCAACATTTGTACCGTTGACTTTAGCATAGGCCTTGACCTTCTCGACTTCCCAATTGAGACCTGAAGCCTCAAGCATCTGCTGAGGAGTCAGGTCATCTGGTACCTGCACACCGAGGCCATGCCAAGGTGTATCGGTTCCTGCATACGCCATCTGAGCTTTACCGTTGACAAACTCAATGTTATGAGCCACTTTTTTACCCTCTGTTTTGATGGGGACCATCCCCATGTCATAATCGGATATTAAACCAAGTTGAAAATTACGTCAACCACTTTTTTTCAAACCCCACCACTTTTTTTCAAAGCGGTTTTAGCTCTTAGAGATCCATAAACTTCTTAACGATACGGATCTCAGAAACGGTCAAGGGTTCCTCGAAGAGAGCTTTAGAGTAGGCAAAGCGCTCAGCCACACGCATCACGGCATTCGAGAGCTTATCATCCTTGGTGGTACGAGCAAAGTCATACATACGATCTAGCACGGTTGCAGCGTTCATAGTGTGTCCCTCATTATAGGTATACCATAACCCATTTTGGAAAATATGTCAATAGGTAAAAAACCATATAAAAACAATGGGTTAGCCCCACGACTGACTGCCGAAGGACTAACCCATTGATATCATTATCAAAAAAGTTTTGTAACTTTACCTTACAAAACTTTACTCGACTCCTTCTGCGGTTACAGTACCAGTTGCTTGACGCCAAAGTCGTGGCCATTGCCAACCCAGTGTAAGAATAACACCTAGAATAGGCTGAGTAATCCAAGCAAGAACAGCCATATTAACAAGCATTCCTGGCATTACAACTGCAACACACCAGAGTGTAATAGCAATCACAACTAGGATTAAAGCAAGCCCAATCCAACTAGTTGCTTTATATGTTCCATATAGAATCAATGACATTGGACCTAGAATAAAAGCTGTCAATAGTAGATTCCATGGCATAAAACCAATGGCTGAATACACCGACCAAAGATGCCAGATGCTATAGCCAGTAGGGTTATAGATAACAAATAATCCCACTGTGATAATAGCATACCATCCCCAGAAGGAGATGTTCTTGATCATCGAGCATTCTCCACAGCCTTCTTAGCGGCTTCTACACCAGCTACAGCTTGTTCAAGAGCAGACTGACTTAGGCGAGTTGCACCATTCAGAATAGCAGCAATTGCATTATCCTTTGGAAGTAGATTTGCCCGAGGAACAGCACTTACACGCTGAACCAGTTCAATTGCATCATCCTTAGCATTCCGATCTTCAAATGCATCAGAACTACCTGTAATCAGAGCAACAGGAGTGCAGGAAGTTGTAACAGCTCGAGCAGAGCCACCAATACCAAATACACCGCCCTCGGTTAGCTTAAATGACTGAGCTTGGTACACGGTATTCTCACCAACTCGAGCTCGAAGAATTTCACGAGAGATCACTGGAATGACACGAAGATTCTTCTCAACCATTAGCTTGATATTAGCATTACGAGGATCGGCAAACTGAACAAAGAAACCAACTTCACCATCATTAGAGTTAGCTACTGTTTCTAGAACCGCAGTTGCATCCTTAACATAAGTGATGTTAGAATCGGGCGCCCGCCCAAGTCCATCTGGATCGACAGATCGAAGAAAGTTGAAACTAGCAGTTGATCCAGAAGCCTGTGGTGGTAGTACGAACTTAATACGGCGACTCATTGCAAGAACTCGACCAAAGTCTAGGTCTGGATTCTTAGTCACCATCCAGAGACCTTCACATGCAATATCAGTACGAATCACATTGATACGCTTAAACTCTTCAGGTCGGCTTGCCGCTTCACGAGCAAATACATCGAACTGAACAAAGCTGATATTTGTAGGAGTCTTTAGAACTCGTGCAATATTTTCTACAGTACCCGCAGAAGGAGTGCAGCTATAACCCTGGAAGTAAGCATTAGTCAGGACAGATGGAATTGGTGGGCAAAAAGTGCTATGATAAGCACCAGCAACTCCACCTGTATTAATTGACTTTGGGCCTGAAGTTTGTGCCATTGCTGAAGTTGCAGTCAGAGCAAAAACGGTCGCCATTAGTAGGTTCTTCATAATATATTCCTTTTGTTTCAACAGTCACATTATAACTTATAGAATAGTAAAGTCAACCATTAATTAGTCAGCCTGATTATCCTCCTCAGACCATGCGTCGATATTAGCCATATCTTCGACCAGTGCCTGATGATCTTCCAATAGACTCATCAATTTACGGCATTGTTCATACATACGTTCATATGCACGCTTTTCATAGTCACTAAAGTCTAGAGGTTCACTCTCATATAGTGCTTCATCAAGCATATTAGCCACTTGATCCATATGGAGAGACGTGTTTTCAAAGGCGCAGTAACTCATGGAAGGATAACCACGGCTCATGTTCTGATCCTCTTATAGTAGTATTGATAGTCTCTTTATAACCTAACCAGAGATTAAAGTCAAACGTTTTTTTGGAGTCCAGAGATGGGAGAGAATCCACCAAGGATTTCACCCTTCACAGTCATGAGAACAGACTCAAGGCATGCCCTTTCCATATAAGTCTGGGCCTGTTCCTTGGTAGCAAAGTCTTTGGTATAACCAAAGTTAGTAAAACTTACAAGATACATAGTGTTTTCCTCATTCATCATAGTTAAGTTATAACCTAACCAGAGATTAAAGTCAACAAGGGAATTTTACCCCTCAAGGGAGGACCACTTGTCTATGCGCTTCCAGGACTTACGGCGCTTACGCCCGGGTGAGCCGTCATAGTATCCATCAGTACCAAATGATGTAGTACCGACTTCCTCTAGGTTGGTCTTCCTCAAATCGCCTTTCCGGTACTTGCCCCGACTGGAGTGGTAGCGCCCATCTGAAGCCAGCAATGGTCGTCGACCATTGCTTATGGTCACGTTCATCTTCTCGGTCATGCCAACCTCATTCATCATAAGTCTCTTATAACCTATCCTGAAAAATATGTCAATAGGTTTTTTCAGATTCCGATAAAATTTTTTAAAAGATGGGATATCAACGGCTTAGCCTGATCTCTTTGTCAGATTGACTTATCATATTGACAATTTGAATATATTGTAGAGGGTAAGTTAATACACTTCTACATTTATCTATCATATCATAATCTATGGACTTGTATACAATAATAGAACAGTTACGTAGTGG